TAAAATGTGTGCAGCAATGAACTCACCCCACTTTTCAGAGTGCTGCTCTGTGATTCTGAAGTCGTACTGCTCTGGTGCAACAAACACTTTGTTTGTATCTTCAAAACGGCCTTGGTTAATAGTGTCAACCCAGACAGTCCAGTCAGCTTTAAAGTTGTTACGCATCTCAACAAGAGGGGCAACAAAGTCGCAGATCACATAGTCCACATCGTAGCTGTCAGCCAACTCACGCATCCGCAGACTCTGACGAATACGCCCTTCGTGAGAAAAATCCCAGTCGTTGTACTTCTTTCGCACATCATCAGCGTTCAACCACATCACCGTTTTGCGGTTAGCTTGCAGATGGTCAAGGACGTGCTGTGCAAGATATGTTTTGCCTGCGCCGGGTAGGCCCATCACCAAAATTCTTTTCATACAACCCCTTCAGGTGGTTTGTAAAAGTTGCTTTGCTCTATCAGCTCACACAAAGCTAGTGTACCTTTTGAGAGTTTGTAGTCAACAGTGCGGCGTCCAATATCCGGACGCACATCGTGCATTCCTACCATCTTATAAAACTCGTCATCTTCTGGATGCGTGTTTACCACATTATTAAAATTGTGTGCAAATGATTCCCATCCGCAGAACTCGTAAATTTTTTCAACAGTGGCTTTGGTATCGTCTACCAATTCTGCATACGACACCAACAGAAACTGACCCTTGTTGTTGTGTTTAGCCCATTGCGCTGCATGGTAAGACCTCATAATTGGCTCTCCAACACCATCAAGAAGATCTTGCTCTGGGTTGCCTATCCAGTTATTTTGCTCACGCAAAGCCGCAAAAGACTTAACAACTTCCGCCAGTGGTCTGGTCATCACAATAACTTTGGGGTTTGGAGTAATGTATTTACGAAGCATCTCCATATTTGGGGGAGCAGACCACGATCTACATTTGTCAATTACAACCTTTGCAGTGACATCTTTATAATACGTCTTAGGTATAGACGCCATGAGATCCATGTGGGTGTCAAACCTTTTGTTGCCTTTGAGCATTTCATCAGCGTTAACTATGCACACCTGTTGCATATCCCACATCAATTGGCAAACAGCAGAATTACCCTCGGCATGAAGCTCTGGATTCTGCGAAAGAATTGACGATAAAAGGGTGGATCCGGCTCTTGGCAGGCCACCCAAACAAACAAACTGTTCAAATGATTTTTGCATTTAACAAGTTTACACTTAAAAATTAAGAGGTATTTTGCACAAATTCCTGTGACCCAATTTTGTTGGTGCCGCCTTTAATTTGGTATTTGATATTTTTATTTTTATTCAGCGCCCACATAAAAACCCATGACAATACTGCCGAATCTAATTGTTGGCCAGCTTCAGCCAGATCATAAAATTCAATATTATTTTCGGTTCGCTTTGTCATAATTACATTGCATAAATCAGGCTTCATCCACATGGGAATGTCCTCATTTATCAACCATTCGCACTTATATGACTTGCAGGGGTCTTCTGGCCTGTCTTTGTAAATCGTACAACTCTTACCTAAAAAATGGCACGGTTTACCGGGGTAAAACGTATGACCATGTGCAGACGCAGAAAGCCAACCTTCACAACACTTAGTGCATCCGTCACAAGTTCTGGTCATATATTTTTATGCTTACATTGGCGGCGGATTATGCGGGCCTTCGTCATATTGTAAAAGTTCTGGTTGTGGTGGAACAATTAAGGTTCCGTTTTCATAGCGCCAACCAACGCCACCAATTTCACCGTCAATTAGATTTGGAAGTGCGTCTAAAGAATCAACAATAATTGTGTTGACTACGACACCATTTTCAACAATATGCGCTCTCATTATGCAACTCCCCAAATTCTAGCTTGACCCGCACCACCAGTACCAGCAGTGCCACCACTACCACTCCTAGAGCTTCCAGCACCACCGCCCCCACCTCCGGGGAACCCGCCATTGCCACCGTTGCCCCCGTTACCAGTATTAGCCCCGCCACCACCACCACCGCCAGAACCCATGCCAGTAGTCGCAATTGTAGATCCCGCAACGCCATTACCTCCTCCACCAGAAGCACCAGCACCGCCAGAACCGCCTCCACCAGCAGTTATGTTTCCAGAAGATCCACCATCTTGCCCGCTGTATTGACCAGAAGTTGAATAGTAACCGCCACCTCCGCCGCCGCCTCCGGGGCCAAGAATTGATGAGGCTCCTGTACTACCTCCGTATTTACAGCCCCCACCGCCGCCACCGCCCCAAGTAGCCCAGCCAGCAGGATAAGTGCCACTGCCGTGGCCTCGACCACCACCAAAACTACTATTGCCAGCATAAAGAGCATCCCAGTTTCCACTTGTACCGGGTGTTGCATACGCAGGTAAACCTGCTATTGGGGGAGTATTTGGATTTCCAGTAGTACCGTTTGGGCCTGCGCTTCCAATTCCGCCGCCGCCGCCGCCGCCAGTATGATCAACGGGTGATGTAGTTGAACCTCCAGCACCCCCGCCGTAAGCATAGGCTAAAGTGCCAAATGATGTATTTCCACCAGCATTGCCCGCAGTACCCCCAGCCGCTACAGTTACTGTAGTTGAGGTTCCAGCCGCAGGATTGGCAATAACTATTTGATTTCGAGCGCCAGCACCGCCAGCGCCCCCGCCATTTAATTTAAATGACCCAGCACCACCATTTACACCGCCACCACCCCCGCCAACTAAATCAAGCCCAATAAAACTGTAACCCGGTGGGGACACAAAGGTTAATGATGAAGTAAAAGTATTTGCAAACGGAGACATAACCTCTGAAGTAAAAGCTGTACCCGTACACGAAATAATTCGCATTTCATTGGGATACATTTCGTAAGTAGTCAACCCGTCAATTAACTCTGAACCATTAGGGTCGAGTGTAATTACGCCAGTACCAGAATTGCGAATGTAGCAAAACCAACCATTAGTCAATGTAGCAGCGGCAGTAAAAGTTTGAGAAAAAGTACCTGATGTAATGTTAATCCAATAACTATTGTCTGCTGTACCAAGAATCGTATTTGATGTACGACTTGATATTTTGACTGAACTACCTCCGGCTGGCGCAGTAGATTGCCAAGTTGTTCCATTAGAGGTTAGTACATTACCTGAAGTGCTAGGAGCTACTACTTGAACCGCAGAAGTGCCATTACCTAAAATAACATTGTTGGCAGTTAAAGATGTTGCACCTGTACCACCGTTGGCGACTGGCAAAGTTCCTGTTACGCCTGTTGATAAAGGCAGACCCGTTAAGTTTGTTGCAACACCAGATGTGGGCGTGCCAAGAATCGGGGTTACTAAAGTAGGTGATGTAGCAAATACATTAGCGCCAGTACCGGTTTCATCAGTCAAGGCAGCCGCAAGATTTGCACTTGAAGGAGTCGCTAAGAAAGTTGCTACACCAGTTCCAAGACCACTTACACCAGTGCTAATAGGCAGACCCGTAGCATTAGTTAAAGTACCACTTGTAGGCGTACCAAGAATAGGAGTTACAAGGGTTGGTGATGTAGCAAATACATTTGCACCCGTTCCTGTTTCATCAGTCAAGGCAGCCGCAAGATTTGCACTTGAAGGGGTCGCTAGAAAGGTTGCAACGCCAGTACCTAAACCGCTTACGCCTGTGCTAATAGGTAAACCTGTAGCATTAGTTAAGACTGCTGCACTCGGTGTACCAAGGGCGGGTGTCACAAGCGTTGGCGATGTTGCCAATACGTTACTACCCGTTCCAGTGTTGGTAACTGAGACAATGTTGTTACTTGCATTCAATGCCAAGGCTGAAGACGCCGTTAGTGCTGAAAGCGTTACGGTGCTTGAAGCGGATAAAGTTGTGACTGCTGCTGTGTTTGCCGTTGTTGCGCCCAAGGTGCCATTAAGAACACCTGTAAAACCTTGACCGGCTGCAAATGTAATTGCGCCGGTCATGGTGCCGCCGGAAAGGGCTAAGTAACCACTGGCCGGCAAGTATGCGGTCAGCCAAGTAGCGCCGGTGTACACGCGCATTTCGCTTGTCGTGGTGTTGAAATACAAAGCACCTGTTAGCAAAGCATTACCGTCGTTGTCCAACGTCGGGTCAGTAGCTTTTGGACCAAGGTATCGGTCATCAAACGAATCGTATGACGCGGCCGCTGCCGTAGCGCTTCCTGCGGCCGCCGTGGCGCTGCTGGCCGATGACGTGGCGCTGTTGCCCGCGTTGGTTGCACTTGTTGCTGCGGCAGAAGCTGAAGCCGCCGCGCTGGTAGCGCTGCCCAGAATGCCGTCTACGTAGGTCTTGGTCGTGGCATCTTGGGCAAGCGTAGGGTCGGCCATGCCGGTAATCTTGTTTGCACCCATGGCGATAACACCGGACATCGTGCCGCCAGCCAAATCAAGCTTAAGCGCAAGAGCAGTGTTAACTTGCGTTTGTGTATACGCATCGGTGATGCCAAAACCAGACAGCGTCGTGGGATTTGTGCCGGCAGTCACGCGGCCGTAAGTATCTACGGTCACGGACTTATATGTGCTGGCGCCGACGCCGGTGGTGGCCAAATCGATGTCGTTAGCGTTGACAACAATTCGACTGCTGGACGCAGTGCCAACATCCAAAGTGTTGCCGCTCTTAGTTAAGCCAGCACCTGCGGTGATTTGGCCGGCGCCTGAGAACTGGACCCAAGTTACAGCCGTAGAACCTAAAGTGCCGCCGGCATCGATCGTGCAAACAAAACCGTTATCTCCGTTGACCGTACCTGCTTCAACAAACGTAAAAGCTGATGTCAACTCCACCCAAGTATCAGCATCCGTGGCGCGGCTCCAAGTGCCGGCGGCTACTACGTAAATGCCGTTATTAGCCGTGGTGGTTTGGTCTTTAACCAATACCCGGTCTCCTGAAAGAACCGACACGCCGTCAATTGTTTGAGGGGCCGACAAGGTAATGTTGGCCGTAGTGGCTGCAACGCAAGATGCCTTTGCATCCAGCCCTTGTGCGGTGTTGTCAACGTAGTTTTTTGTTGCCGCATCTTGGGCAGATGTTGGATCGCCCATGCCAGTAATTTTACTGGTGTTCATGGCGATAGCGCCCGACATCGTGCCACCAGCCAAGGCCAGTTTAAGGGCGTCTGCGGTATCTACGTAACCTTTAGTGGCCGCATCGCCTGAGTTGGTTGGGGTGGCCAGATTTGTAATGGTGGCTACGGTACCGGCATCCATGTCCAAACCACCGGAAATCGTCACGTTGTTAAACGTCGACGTGCCGGAGCTGGCGGTCACGTTGCCGGTCAAATTGCCGGTGACGTTGCCGACGACGTTACCGGTCACGTTGCCAATAACGTTACCCGTAATGTTGCCAGTAAATCCAGAGCTGGCGCTAACGGTTGTGAAAGCGCCTGTTGAAGCAGTTGTTCCACCGATCGGCGTACTGTTTATTGTGCCCCCGGTAATCACAACGCTGGAGCCAAGAATCGCGTTGCCGGTAACTGTCAGATTGGTGAACGTGCCGGCCGCAGCCGAGGATGCACCAATAGGTGTGCTGTTCAAAGTGCTGGCCGTGATTGCCAAGGCTTGAAGAGACGCTGATGCAATCAAAGCCGTGCCGGCTGAATTGACCATTGCAACTTTGTATCCATTAGCGGCCAGTGTGGGCAAAAGATCAAAACCGTCGGTAAGCGCTTCCAACTCAGCCCTTAACGAGGCCGACGAACCCGGCGAGTTGGGCGTTGGGTAAGTGGCGTGGTTGTAGTAGCTATTGCTCATCGAAGTCCTCGGCGCAAAGTGTAGTGAATAATAATGCTATTCACCGTAAAAGGTTGAAGAATGTCGGACGTTGATGAAATACGGATCCCCATATTTTCAGCAGTTCCGGTTAGACCAATCTCTGAGGGGGTAACATCGGATCCATCCCAAACAAAGTTGTCCCAGATCATGCTATCCCAAAACGAAGATCTCAAATCAACGTCATGGGTTTCGTCAAGAGGCTGGGTTAAGTAATCTGTACGGTAACCTAAATCATATCCAAATTCAATTCGGGCATAGTAATTGCCGGTCATCTCTACACTGCTATGGCGGTATCGCTTAAGCACGCGGGGAGATCTGGTACTGTTATAAACCAAGTTAAAGTTGGCCGCAATAGCATCACCGTCAAAGCTAGTACCTCTGTCAAGCTGGTAGACCATGCCGTTGTCAGATCCAAAGTACTGAACCGCTGAACCGTTGGTTGTCTCACCTTCAACTGCGCAAAGCACGGGGTCCAACAGTTCAACAGGCATTGTGCCAAGCAGCTTGCCGTTTAATATGGTCATGTAAAGCGCAGTGCCGTCGCTAAAGAACACGCGGTACTGGCCCTTCTCTCGACTAAGCGTGCTGGCCGTGGTCAAGTTAATTCGGTTAGTCAAAAATGGGCGCAACGGCATGGTCAGCGTTGCCGGCGTAAAGTTACCAAAGTTTAACGACGTACCCAAACTAACAATACCGCGATCGTCCAACACGTAGGACTGATCCATGTTTTGAGCTGAGTAAGGCATAGCGCCCGTTCCGGTGTTGAACGTAGACAGCGCAAAGTTTGCTGAGCTAGTTCCGTACAGAACCGAGGTGTCATGACGGGTATAGACTGCTAAGGCGCCGCTTGACTGGTCACCCGGCAAAGCAATCATATTGCTGATCGGGCCATTCATTGCAATCTCGCCCGCGCCCAGCACCGGGCTCCATTGGTAGGGATTGCCAATTGCTGAAAACTGCAACGAAGAACCGAAGCTCAAAAACAGGTGCTGTTTGTGAACAACGACGTGCACTGGAGTGTCCGTTGTCATTGTGGTCGGGATGGGCGCAAACACGGTGCCGTCAAATTCAAAAGCTTTGTTTACGCCATCAGCCCCGTACATTTTGGCGTTAGCTGTGCCTCCACCAAAGTTGGCAATCACTGTTTCAAATCTGCCGTTAGGAAGCAAAGTAATTTGAACGGGCACAGAAACTACTACCGCATAAACCGTTGTACTAATGCGAATGTTTTCGCCAATCGTAAACACGCCTGTAACGCTGGATAAAACTAATTGGCCGGCTGCTGTGCCTGCGGAATAGCTCCCGGACGCAAGCATGGTGCGAGATACCACTGCCGTAGCGCCACTGGTTTGACCGTTAATTGTGGACCCGTCGGGTATCGCAATAACGCCCAAGTTAAAGCGCATTGTTTTGCCAAAAGTTACTATGGTCCAACCAGATGCCGTGGCTTTGTACATAACGGCCGCTGTAGCGCCAACGTTGTTGCGCCAAGCGTACAAAATACCAGCGTGGATTCCGACCCCTAGGATGTTGCCAGAACCGGGCACAACAGTGATGTCGGCTCGGTAGTCGTCGGCAGCAAGGTTGCGGTAAACCGCATCTTGGTAGCCGTCTGCGTCAACGCCTTGAATTGTGGTGATCGTACCAACGGGTGTTGCGCCAACTAAAAAGCCTTCAGTTGCTAAGAAAGTTCCGACCTCACGGGTAATAACAACAGTACTACCGTCAAGCGCAATAACTTTGCCAGTAGCGGCGGAAGACTGGCCGATGATGGTATTGCCTACAGCGACAGTGCCTGTCAAGCTGCATATCAAAATAACATAAATTGCAGAAGAAGGACTTGGCCTCCCGTCGTAACGCTCGTATCCAACAATGCGCGTGTAACCCCCTGTAATGGAGGCTTCAAAATTAGCGGCCTTGCGAGCAAAGCCGGGAGGTAAAGAAAGTGTAGGAGTGACTTGATCCAAACCGCCGCCAAGGCGTATCAAATCATACTGAACTGGAGGGGTCTTGAGTGGCATCGCGCCTCCTTTAAGCCAAAGGCGGACCGCTTACCATGGTCGGAAGTTGATCGATAGTCAAACGATTCATGAGACGTTTAAATTCAAACTCACCGCGTGAATAAACTTCTGGTGCTGCTTCGTATCCACCGTAAAACATCATGGCTCGATAGACAATCATCATGTGAAAACGATCTGGAAACGCCGCGTATGGGGCGTCTGTGTTTGCTGCAAACGTAGTGGGCATTTTGTAATACTCACCTACGATTACATAGGGCTGGTCGGGGACTGCACCAAAGCCCAAGTTTTTATCCGGGTCAATTGTAATAACAACAGGGCGTGTATACGTAAAACGCATGTTTCCGTAGACGTACAAATTTCTAAAAATTGACCAATCCATGTAGTTCAACAACTGCTCGTCGGCGTAGTTCTGTCCTACAGACGAAGCTCGAAAGCTATCGCGCTTCCAATTTCCAAAGGTAGTCCCCACACCGGCTTCGGTGGGGGTGTAGATTTGCTGCTGAGTAATGGTGTTAAATTGAAAAGTGTCCCGCAACCATTGCCAGTCTTCCTTCGACGTTTGAATATCCTCCCAAGCCGAGTTAATCCAACTGTAAAATCTTGCAGATTCGCCGGTTAGACCGACAACGCTAGTCAAGGGTGTGCTGGCGCCAGAGACGCCGCACTCTACCCGTGCGCGATTAACAAGCTGAAGGAAGTTCACAAAGCGGCTCCGGTTTAAGCGGGTTCAGCTAATACGTTTTGCAACCATGCACGGCCACGGGGATTGTCGTCGTGCATCAACTCAAAAGGATAAGCCAAACCATGGCGCGCGATCATGTCAATTTGATCAGGCGCTGCTGGGTTGCGAGTTACTTGGCTGTATTTGGTTTCCTTCATACGGGCCAAGATCTCAACGTACTTGCGACGAACGCGCATTGGCACGCCGCGCATGATAGGCTGATTGGTTCCGTTGCAGTTGAGTATCACATGAGGGGATTGGTTTTCGTCAGTGCTGGCGTGCACCATGACTTCAACCATTTCGTTCATGAATGCTTCGCTTGCTGCAAGCTCACGAAAGTCTACGACTTGGGAAACCGGATCAACTGCTGGTGTGTCGTCAATGATTTCAATTCCTGCGACTACTTCTTTTTTTGCCATCTTCATTCTCCGTTAGGTTTAAAAAATCGGTCTGCCAAAAAGCAGGCTGCCCGAAGGCAACCTGCAAAACCCTCTGTTAAGAGAGGATGGCAACAATTACTGTGCTGAGCCGGGCATGTCCATGCAATCAGAGAACGCGGCTGTGATGCCAGAGGCAGACAGGTCGGTAGTAGCTGGCGTGAACGTAACAGCAGAACTGGTAGTGACTTTGATCAAACCGACCAAAGTTGTGTTGGCCGTAACTTGACTGGGCACTGGGCATGGATCGCCAGCGGCAACAATAGGACCTTGTGAGGTCGATACCGTGCCGCCAGAGGTGATCCACACTGCAAACAAGCAAGCCTGCGATGCAGCCAAAGCTGTACCGGCAGTAAATGTCAAGTTGTCAGTAGCAGCCTTAGACTTAAAAATACCATTGCTTGTAAAAGTCAATGTGTTTGTAGTCTTGAAAGTTGCGCTATTAGTGCCTTCGGCTACGCCGGCAGCGGTCAGGGAGAGATAGCCACTATTGGCTTGTTCGATGTTGTAAGACATGATTTATTCCTTTAAGAAAATTAGACAGTTGCTGAGAACGGAGTTGCTTCCGTGCCAGTCGCAGCGGTAAACACACGCACGGCAAAGGTGCCGGTGATCGCATCGATGATCTCGATGTGATCGCCGACGATGCCGCCCAGTGTTGTGCCGTTGAGGGTAATGGTGTCGCTGGCCGCAGCCGTAGCAAAACCCAAGACTGCTGCCGTGTTATCACTGACCACAAACGCCCGGCCCGTCATCACGTCAGTGGTGTTAGCCACTTTGATGGTTGTCGAGTTAGACGTTATTGTTGAGCCAATGATGAATCGGTAGACAGAACCCGTGCCGGTAGCAGCAGGCAAAGTGACTGCGCAACCTGCCACAGCACTGATTACTATCGTACGCCCCGCGTGCGTATCCATTGTGCAGGTAAGCGTTGCGCCGGTAATGCTGACTGGCGGAGTGGCTTCCACCGCGCCAACCATGTCGCCGGTTAACTTCCCGTCGTTGAGAAGGCTGTAGTAAGAGGCATTGCTCATGTTGTTCTCCTTAGAGAGCGGTCACACCGGCTTCGATACGGGCCATGAAGGCGTCGTTCAGACGCACAGTCGCGAACCATGTAGAAGCGCCCACGTAGCCGAATTGGCCCAATGGGTTGGCGTGGTTGGTCTGTGAGGCTTTGAGGACCACAGGCTTGATGGCAGACATGCCCTTAAGAGCGACTTGGCCCCAGCAGTCTTCACCAATGATGATGAAGGGATACACGTCAACGTTAGCAGCGCCAACAGACAACATGCCGTTCAAGGTTGCAGAACCAGCAGCAGCAAAGGATTTCAACAGGGGTGAGCTGATGAAACGGAAGTCTTCGCAAGCGCCGATTTCGCGGTCATGGATTGGCTTGAATGAACCGTACTCTTCCACGCGGGTGAAGCCGGGCAAGTTACGAATGTCGCTGACAGCGTCAGTGTGGCAGAAGATAACGTATGCGGGCTGCACAGCGCGAGTACCGAAGTTAACACCGGGAGCCAGACGGCTGGTAACGCGGCGTGAACGGTTGGACTCAAGTGTACGAGCTGCTTTACGGATTGCATTCAAGCTGATCGCTGTGTTGATTGCAGAGCGGCTAGAACCGTTTGCATAGATCACAGTAGAGCCGGCCTTCAACACACCGTAACGAACCATCTCCATCACCTCAGCCAATGTCTCGCCTGTGAGCTTGACCATTTCGCCGGGGATGTCATCTTCGTACAGTTGCTCAACTTTGCTGGAGTACTTGAACAGCACGCCATATTGTTGCAACTGGACAGACACGTCTTGGAAAGAGATCGTGTTTGCGTTAGGTGTCACACCCTCAGCCAACACAAAGTTGGAAGCGGTGATGTCAGGAGTACCAACATAGCGAGAAGAATTCTCAATTGTTGTGCCAGCGGTAGACGCGCCAAAAGGCAAAGTACGACGGAACACCAAGGTGTCTGTCGAGTTCTGTGGCATCTCGCGTTGAGTACCGAAGTCGCCCAAAACAGTGATGGGCTGTGCGTGTTCAAGCATACCTTGGGCAGCGCGGATAAGGTTTCGCGATGCTACGGTGCTGTAATTTTGAATAGACATGGTCTAGTTTCCTTTTTTGAAAATTGATTTAGTAGCCGCGTTCTTTGAGCTCTCGCTCACGTTTCTTGGCTTCGTAGTTCCACAGTTCTGCCGGTGACATGTCGCCAATTGTTTTAGGCGGCGGTGTCTGACCGGGTCGAGTTGTCGCGGCTGCAGCGAGACGTGCTCCGCGCTCTTGCCGAATATCCGATGCTGAACGCGTTCGAGAATCGCTGAACATGTCCAGCATCTTGATTGCGTCTTTGCTTTGGGGGCTTTCTGCCAAGGCTTTGACATCAAAGGATTGCACGGCAAACCATGCGGCAAACTCCGGAGTATTTACCGTTGTTTTCCAGTCTTCATACTTACCTTCAATCCTAGCCTCTTCAATGTTGGCTATCATCTCTGCTTTGGACTGGCTCACTTGTTGCTGCACAAGTTGTGATACCTGTTCGGGTGTCAAGCCTGCTTGCTGTGTGCCAATCTTGGCAGCGACATACTCCTCCATCGCTCCTGCCCACTCGGGGAAATCCTGCTTAAGCTGATCCCACTTCTCTGGGTTTTTAGCGGCGCTGGCAATGGCCGTCTGCGATGGCGCGTCTTGTACTGCTACTTGACGGGCCTGCTGGGCTTCTCGCTGCATCGCTGCCACGCGACCTTCGGTAGTCTTAACGTGGTGCAGCAATTGAGCATTTGCTTGGGCTAACTCATCGATCTGAGCCAGTTTGGCTCGAAGCGTTGGCGATAGTCCAGCGTATGGGTCTTCCTCTTGTTCCGGTTCTAACTGGAGTTCAGCCTGCGGCGTTTCCGGCGCAGTGGCTATAGGGTCAACCGCGAGTGAGTCATCACCGGCAGCTAACTTTGAAGCCTCTTCGTTCCATAAGTTTTGTGCTTCTTCCGAAGTCAATTGGTTTTCTTCCACTTTTGCTCTCCAAACAAAAACCGCCTCTCAGCGGTTTACTTACAAGGCCAAGCGGGAATTTACTCCGGCTCGACCGCCACACCCCGAGTTGCCTCATTAGGCAAGTCGAGAAATCTTTTTAGTGCTCTGATCTCACCCCTCAACGCTGCCGTCTCTGTGTCGGAGAGCCCGACGGCATCGTTTTTCTTGCGCGCAAGTTCAAGCTGAGCTTCTGCCCATTTGCGTAATCTGTGCCAAGTATCGGAGGAGTAATCAGTCATTTACGAAAAAGCCAGCGGGTAGCTGGCTTGGTAAATTTTGGGCGCACTTCGCCCGAACAAATTGTAGATCAAAGCGTAGGGTTTGTGCAACACTTTTTTAAATACCTGATCCGACCCGTAATTTGAGGTCTTGCTCAGCGGAGAACAGCTCTTTGCGGCTGCGCTCTTTGATTGCCGTATCAGCCAGCTTGGCCTTGATGGTCTCAAGGCTGATGTTTTGGTTGTTGGACATCTTGAGCATCTCGATCTCGCGGGACATCTGCAGCTCGGCCATACGCATCTCGGCTTCTTGCTGGGCCAATTGCTGGCGCAACTGAATCTCTGCGGCATCGGCTTCATTCTGTGCTTTGGCTTTGGCCATATCAGACTCGGCCCTGATTTGCGCAGCTTGGATACGGGGGTCTGGTGCTTGCTGCTGGCCTTGGCTTGCCTGCTCTTTGATCCTCTCCAGCTCGTCCTCGGACTTGAACACTTCTGCTGGGTCAATGTGCTGGGCTTGCAACGCCTTCTCAAACAGCTTTTGGGCGTCAATGTACACGCCAAACACTGGGTTGGTGGCCGCAGCCAACAAATTCAAGAATGCTTGGTTCTGTACGTCACGAACCAGCAAGGCTGATGAACCACGGGCGTCAACGTTGAAATCGCCCTTGATCTCTTCATCTTCGTTGTACAACATGTTGAAGTCGTAATAACGGCGAATGTGGGGGCGGGTGATCATGTCGTCATACTGTTTGACCAAACGGCGCAGGACCACGTTGGCTGAGTTCATTAGCATTTGCATGCCACCGACAGTGTCTGGCGCTGCACCTTGCTCGCCCTGCATGATGGCAGGCACGCCGGTCTCTTGGTCTGCCAACTCCATCGCCATCTTGATGATGTTGGCCAACTCGGCTTGGTGCGAATCAAACTCAAACGTCGCAAAAGCTTTGCTCACATCATCCACGTCGTCCGTGGCGTACCAGATCTTGCGGGCTGATAGCTGCCACTGCTTGTCGGCTGGTTGAATCGTGTTGGGCTTGACGACAATCTGAGGACCGCTGGACACGCCGGCGTTGTCCATCATTTGGCGCCATGCAGCGTTCAAGACCTTTTGCTGCGCGCGCATGAGATAGGGGATGCCATAGCCCCAAACGCTGTCGGCTACCTTTTCCCAGACAAAGAAGTCGTAGGGAAGATCTCCGCCTTCCAGCGGGTTAGGGAATGCCTTAACAACCGTGTTGTTGATCATGACCACACAGCCGCTGACGCTGCGCAGCACATCCTTCTCACCCATCTTGACGCCGGCTGATTCAAGGTCGTCGTGGTCAACTTCGCCCCAATAGGTCCACATCTCAAACGTGGCGCGAGCCACATCGCGCTGGTCGTCGTCTCGCATCTCTTGGAACACGGCTGCTCGCTTAGGCCCTTCTTCAAGCACCTTGCGCAGCTGGTCCTTCATAAAACCGGGTTGCTTGGCCAGCTCACGGACCTGACGGCCTGTAATCTGTTCGCGCTCATAGATGCCTTTGCCATGATGGATCGACTCGCCGCAAGCTGGGTCAGGCCATACGTTACGCGGGTCAACGCGGAACGAGGCTGGGCTAGTTTCCTTGACAATCTCCAACTGGTGCACTGTCTCGCCGTTGGCGTCAGTCAGTGGCTGCCAAGCCTTGCGCGTGCGGTTAGTGACAATCGGGCCCTTGATCACGCCAGTGCCCAGCACTGCTGAGTCATGGATCAGTTTGCGCACCTCGCCGTTGTAGTCACACTCAACAAGCTGGTCCTCAATTGTGGTCTGCATGGCCTTGGCTTTTTCCCGTGCGGTCTGCATGGCAGCGCGGGCAATGTCCTTCATGCGCAAAGGCTCACCGGTCTCCGGGTTCTTGAGCTGCTCGCCTGTGTACTTGTCACCGGCCATGCGAGTATCGCGCCCCATCTCAGCGACGTCTGGTTTAGGCGTTGGTTGAATGCCCCAGTTGCGATCGTCTGTTGGAAGCAAGATGTCCGCTATGCGGGCCTCGGCTGAGTTGGTCTTCTGGCGTGTCAGGCCAATGAACACTGTTGAGCGGTGGGGCTTAGCGTTCTGTGTGGTCACAGGGTAGCCTTGCTCAACCGACGTCATCATTTGGCTGGCTGCCTTGTTGACGTTGTCTTTGGCGTTGTATTGATCCTCGTCCTCCAACCAGCGTTTGTCAACGCCGTAGCTGTAGCGCGAACGAATCCATTCGTCGCGCTGCTGACCGAGGCCGTGTCCAAAAGCCTGCAAGCGTTCGGCCTGCTTGGCTTGAAGGTCTTCTTCGGTCTCGATCTCGACGTCAATTTGTTGTGGTTGGATGTGCATGGATTCTGATCCTCAGCTTAATAAGGTGCTTTGGCGTAGCGTGCGTGAATGGCCATAACGCCCTTGATTACAACGCTTGTGCCGCTGGTGACTGCGGGACGAACCCACGCTGGGTTCTCGTTGGCTGTGTGAACTGCGGCCGCTGTAAAGGCCATGTCAGTTCCAACAGACCGGCGGGTCAAGGGGTGCCAGTTGGTGTTGTCGTTGGACCCTTGCCACGTAATTGTGCCGCCGCCAAAGGTACCGGTCGCTTGGCCAGTTAGGTCGGCTGCATAGGCAATAGGTACGCCAGCGCCAACGTCGTTGGTAGCCATGGCAGCCCATGAGGCAAGGACCACGCCGGGGACTGAGTCGCGATCGATTGTTGGTGTAATAGTAGCCATGAAAGTTTCCTCTGTTAGGGTTAATCAATATCCAGTCGTCTCGTCAAAGACGCTGAAGGATAAGACTGGCGCCATGCGCCCCGGTCTCAATCTTGTCTCAGCCTCTTCCTGCGTCTTGGCAAAGCGGCGCATCATCATGCCGTACCTCGTTGCCGACATCAAGTCGTCGCTGATTTTAACGACCATACCGTCCTTGCGGTGGTACAGCCTGAATTCTTCAAACCAGTCCTCCAAATGCGAGAACACGCGCAAGCGCATGGTCTGCATGCGTGTCAGCATCTCGGACAAGCCGGCTTCGACACCGTTGCTGCCATCCTCAAAAGTGGCTCGATTGGGCAACATGTTGAGACCTTGGTCTTTGTACTGCTTGGCCAACTGCTCACCGCTGCCGCCCTTGTCGCGCTGCAAGCCGTCATGCGGCCAAGCCAGAGGAACCCATTCGCCCCTTGCTCGCACAGCCATGGCGTGGCCAGCAATGCCGGGCTCGCTGCGTCTGTAGCAGTCAGTCACATAGATCGTATCGCTGTCGCGGTCCCAAGCCAACCACACCACGGCTGTTGGGTGGTCAACCCCGAAGTCGATAGCGGCGATGCGCGCCCAGTGCGGCGGGATCGGGAAGGCCCGAATCTTAATCGCCTCCTCGACCACGGGAAACACGCGGCCCGATCCTAAGATCGGTATGCCCTTGGCCCGAGCCTCACGTTCGTGCTCAGGGTAGCTGGCGATGATCGCTGCAGCCTGCTCGGGCGTGTAATGCTCGGCGTCGCTGATCGTCATGTTGGTCACGTTAGACCCGGCTGGTTTCTCCAGCAAGAACCGCTTGACCACTTCGGACATGCCGAGCAACGGCGTAAACGTCACGAAGACCTGACCGGCCGTTGCCTGCGTACGGGTCAAGCCCTCAGAATAAATTGACAGCGGCGGCTCCTCGTCAAACCAGACTAGGTCCACTGTGTCGGCCTGCCACTTGGTGCGGCCTTGGTCGTAGCTGTTGAACTGGATCACGCTGTCTTCGCCGCATTCGTGGCGGACCACAATGTTTGAGACCGCATCGGGCACGCCCTGCTTCATGCTGGTGTCGCGCACACAGTCAAACGGAATGGCGCCAGTGCCCCACTCTTCCCGCATCTCTGGCGGACCGAGCAGCAAGCGCTGAATACCCTTGCGGGTCAACTCGGCCGATTCAGATCCAACCATGCAGCGAATAGCGTAGTTGTATCGCCGGCCCTTCCACCATGATGGGTAGCGGCCTGTCGTGTGCATCGCGACCTCGAAGGCCCCGGCCCACGTCTTGCCAAGCTGGTTGCCTGCCATGAACAACCGTTCACGGAAGTCAGCACCAGCATTGTGAAACTCGATCTGCTTCTTGTAGGGCGCATAGCTCAACAAGCGGTTGCGCTTGGCCCTGATGTCTTTCAGGCGCAGCAGCTCGTACAGCTCGCGCTTCTCGTCGTCGTCCAACAGTGTGGTGTCGATGCGATCGAGTTGAATCATCTTGCAGCCTTCGCTAGTAGCATGTTCAGCCGGTTGTCCAGCTGCTCACTGGTCAGGTCCAGCGTGCCGGACATCTTGACCTCAATGCTTTTCAGCTTTGGTTGTGTGTACTGCAGAAACTCATTGAGCGTCCGCATGCGTGTGTCAACGTCAAGCAGCGGAATCATGACCGCCTTGCCTTCGTTGTCAAGCACCTGATGGCCACCGCGCATCATTGGGATCGTGGCCTTCAAGGCCTTGGCGATCTCAACAGCAGGATCGAGCCCTTCCTCAATACAAGCCTCGGCAACAGCGCGAAGGTTGATGCGATGTGGCGCGCGGCTCGTGCTGGCACTCTTGCTCACTGGGTGAGCGCGACCAGTCTTGGCCGCTGTCGGAATCGCCAAATCATCCATGGTCGCCAGCTTAGGTGGCGCCCCGGCTAAGTCGGCGTTACGACTTGGATTTCTTCTGCTTGCCATCGTTCATTGCCTTTCGCACCAGTCCTTCGTTTCTTGCGCTAATCGCCTTTGCCTTGGCCTTGGCGTCAGCTTTGCTGCTGGCACCCCAAGCCTTGAGGCTGAGCAACAAACGCGTTGGCTCCCCGTTCTTACGTTCAGGGCCGGGCATATTGCCCATGCGCGCCAAGAAGGAAGCACGGCGAGGATTGTCGCCGGACTTGACTGGAGCTTTGAGGTTCATCCCCTCAGCCTTTGCGCTGGCACGGCCCTTTTCGTTCAAGCCACCTGACGGTGACTTGCCCTCTTTGCGTTGCCAAGCGGGGCTCTTCACTTCATCGCCCTTTTGATCAGGCCGGTTTTAGCCGTCTTGGCCGACTCAACAAAGTCCGCTTTTGTCGGCGCGCCCTTATCGCCGGGCTGGCGCATGCGCTCATCCGAGCCAGCGGCTATGCGTGCCCGCTTGGCTTGGATGTTGGCGTACAAGCCGGGCTTGGCCATTAGATCATTCCGTTGATGATGCCGTTGTTAAAACCAACGGGTGCCTTGGCCACGCCGCCTTTGTAGGCTGGCTGCGTAGCGTTCGTGCCGGGCATTGGTACAGACACCTTGCCGGGGATCTCGCCCTTGCCTTGAGTCTGATTGCCACCGCCGCCAATGGCTGCGCCGGGCATCTTGGCTGCATTGCCCGTCATGCCGCCGGCTGCGCGCATTTTGTTACGTGATTCTGGGTTTGAGTAGTCTTGCATGTGTAGCTCCTTGCGATTAGGCCATCAGGCCCGGTTGGGGTTTGCGGCTGGCCGCTTCTTCATTCCACATCTGGCCGTATTCCTCGGGGCCTTCCATGGTTTGCTCTTGCGAACCTTCGCCGGCTTCTTCAGCCAGCATATTGTCCACGTATTCACGGCACTCGGCGAGGCTCTCGCACATGTAAGGCTCACCGCCTTCGCTGCTTGAAACCATGACCGTGCCGTCGTCAGCCAGTTCGATAGTAATTGTCTTGGCCATGAGGGCTCCAAATGTGCAAAAAGCCGTGCAAAGTGACGGCTCTTCTTGGGTTCTGTTCGCCTTTAAGCGGGCGCACCTGCGCACGCAGAGAATAAACCAACCAGATTTCCGGGTCAAGTGGCAAAACCCAACTATTTTTAGTTGCATAAAAACAACGCTTTTAAATTATTTTCGTTGTATTTGCGCAACATTTAAAAAAGTAGTTGACAGTCACTGTCACTGTGCTACATTTGAGTTGTCGGTTGATTGTTCTTTGTTTGCTTTCCCCACCAACCGGCAACAGGGGATACGTTCCAGACGACCGAGAGATGTTCTGGTTAGACAGAGTCCACGAGGGCAAGAGTCTTGAGGCGGTGAGCTAAACCGGTACGTAAAGGTCCTTAATCGGGCACGTTGGTAATCCCCCGCCCACAACTAATGCCAAGCGTGCTTGGCATTGGCGGCGTATTCAGGCGGCCGTGACAGCTTGATATTTTTAGGAGTTTTAAATGGCAAGTAGATTAACTCTCAAGCAGCTTTACCTTGGTCAATTGATTGTGCGCGGCCCACACGCTGACGCTCAGGTCTACACCGTGGCTGCAATTCGGGGCTTCAACATTTATGTTGTTTGGTTCGAAGGCAAGCGTATGAGTGGACAGTGGACAGACTACGGTGACTGCTACAAGCCAACGCTTGCTCAGATTGAGTACAGCATTGCTGCTAACGGTCGTTTGGCTTCAGGCCAAGACATCAAGGACCTTGATTTGGTCTAACTTTTTAGGAGATTGATATGCCAGTTGTTTTTCTGACAATTAAAAATGTTTACGGTGTTCCCAAGATTTACCCTGATTCAAGCAACAGCACTGCGTTGCGGCTTGCCAAGTTGATTGGCGCCAAGACTTTCAACGCTGAACAAGTTGCTCTTATCAAAGCCCTCGGCTTTCAAATTCAGTACAGCGACGCTTATGCCGCTGCACGTCTTGGCGTTAAATTTAACAGGAGCTCAGTATGAAATATCGCAACGAACCGATCGTCGTCCAGCTTCTCAAGTTGGACATGCCGCTGGTTGAAGTAGGCGGCAAACGCTTCGACACTTTGCGCGAAGACTTCTACGACAACGCGGTCAACCTGACCGTCAACGCTCGCCGGTTTATCCCAGTCTTTTCGCCGTACGACATCGCGCTCAGCGGTGGCGAACCTTATTCTGTTTGGAGGTAATTATGGAATCTTTGCAATCGCGTTATCAAATTTATGTGGCTTGTGCCGAGTCGCTCGGCTTGCCAATTAAATCTTTTGAAGAGTGGCTCAACTCTTAATCCCAGCGTGCTGCACCGTGACAGGGTGTAGTGCAGTGTGATTAACACTCCGATCCAGCCGGATGCTGGTGTGCCTTTGGAGATCATCATGGCAAAAGCAATCATTCAGGCGATCACCGCCGACGACATCGACAACTTGGGTATCTTGCTGGCTGACATCAGCCGCTTAACCAAGGAAGCTGACGCAATCAAATTGCGTTTGAAAGAAGGTGGTTTGGATAGCTACGACGGCGAGGTATTTAGCGCTGTTGTGGTTAAGCAGGACCGCACCAGCTACGACCCACGCAAGGTCGAAGAGCTGCTAGGTGACTTGGTCAGCCAAGTCGAAAGAGTCAGCAAAGTGATCAGTGTCAAAGTCACTGCTCGCAAAGCATAAGGGTGGCAGTCATGGAATACAAAGTCGATGACTGCCCGGGCGACGACGATCGCCTGCCTTGCTGGTACGTTTACGAAGCAGTTGATGGGCGGAACATTTCGCCCATCATTGAAAAGTTTTACGGACCTGACGCTGAATACGACGCCCGGCTTTATGCCAAGGCGCTTAACGAAGCACCCATAGAAGTGGGGTGCGAATTTGATTGAGGAGTGCATCATGAGAGTTGTTTTTAGGGCCCCTGCGGCCACTGTGTTTTACGACTTCGAATACGAGGAATTCGTTGTGAAGTTTTATCGCGAAGGCGTCTACCTTGCAGAGGCGGACTACTTCACTGGCGATCGCACCGACGCGATCGAAACTGCAATGTCTTTTACTGAGGAGGTTTGAAATGACACGCGCTGAGTTTTATGAAACCTACGGTTCAATGAGCTTTCCGTACTATCCAAAAGAGCTCCGGGCTATAAGCCCTGTGACTGGTACTTTCGAGACTTTCAAAGTCGAAAGTGGTTTGGCAATGACCTTCCAACGCGTTCTGGAAGCTGAAGGTTACACCCGTGTGGAGGCAATATGATTTTCAGAACTTATCTTGTGACTGTGGTGCCCAAGTTTATTTCTTGGAATTGCAACCCCTACACAACGCCGGTCAGTGCTACCAGCCGCAGCAACGCAATCAAAATCGTTCGCCGCGAATACAACGACAACTGCGGCTTTACCAATGGCCCTGCTACTTACACCGCTTGCCTCGAAAGGAATTGAAATGAACAACGAAATAAAAATGTATGGCTGCATGATCGACGACTTCATCGACAGCGTTGAAGATTCGATCACTTACAAAACCGCTGGCCCTTTGATGGTCGTTGCTGGTTTGATGTCTGACGCTCAAGAGCTGATGGCTTACGGTGATACAGAACGTGCCCGGCAATATCTCAACAAAGCAAAGGCTTTGCTGTTCCGCGAGATGCGGGGCTGATCACAGCGTGCAGGGCATGACGTGCCCTGTGCAGTGCGATCCGCACTCTGGCTAACGCCAGTATCTAAACCAACCTAAAGGAAATTTAATCATGTCTCACGAACTCACCACCCACGTTGATGGCCGCGTCGAATT